TGTCCCGTTGTTTTTTTAATTATACTAGGCATTATCTTTTAAGACCTCCAAACGCGATCGAGTCAGGTCTGTTTGACTTATATGTAAATCCCGACGTTGCAAAAAAATCGTCAGTTTTAAAGTATTTATCATTTGACATCTCGTTAATTATAGAATTAACACTTTCAGAATCTTTTTCAGAAAATGATGGGCTTTTTCCATTATTATAGTAATTTTTTTGAACAAAATAAAACTTATCTTTAACCTCTTGAGAATGACTATCAATAAACGGATCCTTTGAATCAAATCTCTTGTAGACATTGGAGACAATTAAATAACCGCTTCCTGATTGTGATAATCCGTCGCCTGAGTCGACTTTAATTGCATTTAAGTTTTCTTTATTAAATGGTTTGTTATCAATATCCCTTGTAAGAATTGAATTTCTTTTTAAGACGTCGTATTTGGCGTTTTTGTATTCGTTTCTTTTTCTGTTTAGAGTTTCAAATTGGCTGCCTTTAAGATTCATGTTATTGTTTCTTTCTTTAAGGTCTTTAATAGTGTCATTAAAAGAGGAAAAAGCGTCATCTTTTTCTTCTCCAAAAGAAGAATTAATAATCTTTGTTAAATCATTTTTAGGACTATGCTCCTCATAATTAATAAAAACATCGCTTGAAGAAATAGATACAAAACTATATGCGTGTCTTTTCATTGGATCCAGAGAGTAACTATTTGCATTCTTATAATTGCTCGCATTTTGAGTTATTCTTTTTTTTGTAACCTTATTTTTTCTATCTCCTCTGTCAAGAGATATTTGACCTAATTTATCATTAAACATAAATCTTCCTATGTTGGGCTAATTTCGCCTTCGTAAACTTGAATTCTTGTTGTTTCAGTTCTTGTTTCGTTGTTAGTCTCGCCAACCATGTAGGCGTTTTCATTCATAGCAACCATTTTTGATCTTTCTAAATTATGAGGCTCAACAACATAGTTCATTCCTAGAAACTTTGTCTTTTTTGGCAAAGATTTTTCAAGAATTGATTCAAAGCTTGATTCAAGCCATGTATAAACGTTTAAAATCTTATCAATTTTAATATCTTCTTCAATGTTATTAAAAAAGTTATCTGCAAAATAATCAAGCTCATGATACCTTAGACTAAAATCCTGATTTCTTTTTCCAAGAATATTTTCAAAGAATCCGACTCCTGATACTTCGTTGTTAATTTTTTCGTTTATAATTCTGGCAATAGACATTTCAATTGAAAACCTGGCGTCGTCGCTTATTTCTTCGTATTTTTCATTTCCGTAGACGGGAGAAAGACTCTGGTAACCTAAGTTAAAGTCTGGGTTTTCTTTTAAAGATCTTATTCTTATTTTGTTTTTTGAATTAATTTCGTCAATTTTATTTGATGTGACTATTTGAGAAAATTTTTCAAAATAGTTAAAAGATTTGTTAGTTTCAAATCCTGATAGCTTTGTTTTATCAGTTTCGTTAAAATCTTTTTCTCTTTGAGTTAAGTCTATTAAGGCAAACTCGCTATCGCTCGAGCTAGTAACAGCAGTTTCTGCCATTATATTTAGCCTGATTTTATTTTCACTTCCTGTCAAAAACATTGAGTCTATATTTGGATTTCTAACTCCGTAGTTTCTATAGTCTCTTGAGTGGTTTATTGATTCGTCATCAAAAAGAAACTGAGAATAAAACCTAATTGCTGCAACTTTTCCTGTAAAATTTGTTTCATTTGCAAGATCAAAGTTTTCATCGCTCGAGTCGAGGTTAAAAATACCGTACTTCTGTGTAAAATCAAGTGATTGACTTCCGATTAAAATAACCGGTCCGTTCATTAATATATTGTCATCATTTTGAATACCTGTAGCAGATCCAGTTAAAATCTTTGAATAACTAAAATTTTGATTATCAGTTCCGCACTTATAACATTTTAGTTCATACGTAGATCCAGTTACAACACTAAGATTTTCTTCATCATCCTCGTGATGCTTTGAAAAAGATACATACCACAAATCACCATCAAATATATTTGTATTATTAATGGTAATAGATCTAGAAACCTCAGCGTTAAGATCATCAGTAAACACAGCAGAAACGCTATCAAGGGTCCCGGTTAAAGACGTTGTTGTCTCTTTGGTTGCAACAATATTAAGAATACCTCCAATGTCACCATCTGAATAATCTGAAGGATCTGGATTGACTCTGACAATTCGACATAGACTTTCTTTGGATCCTGATGTTATATCTTTAGGAAAAGAAAAGTATCCTTCAAACGACCAAGAATCTTTTGTAAAATATCCATAGTCAGAAGAACTTAGATGGGATGTTATAAGGTTAGGCTTGTTTAAAGATGTTCCGTGTATTTCTAGCGTTCCTTCAGAAACTGTAGCATTAGAGCCAGAAAAATTAAACAAAGAAACATCAACATTTTTAGTTTCTGTATTTTCGTCACTAAGATATTGTGAATTTGAACCTTTTTCTACAAAAGCAAACATTTTGTCTGGGTTAATACCTGATGATCTAAACATTGTTTTTAAAGACTCTATTGTTCCTTTTGTTTTTCTATAATAGGAAGCATCTGCCATTATTCTTTTCCATATTAATGATTGAATTCTTTTTACAGGTAAGTTTTCTATTGAATTAGAATAATAAACGCTTTTGGAGTCAATAAAGTTGTTTGTGAAATTGTTAGTAAAAATAGGGGGCAACTCAATTCCTAAATGTTTTGCAGCAAAAACAATCATTTGATCAGGAACAATGTCTTCGTCTTTGTAATCTGAGAATATTACATTTCCAAAAGAATCAATAAACATTTTAATTTCGTCAAAAATGTTTGCCCACGAAAATAAAAGAACATTTAAAATACTTGTTTTAATACTTTCAGCACTTCCAGGAATTGAGTTTCCAGATATATCATTTTTAAAATCTTGTTGCTCATCAGTATTACCAGAGTCAAACGTAGACTCTTCGTAATAATGCGGGGGTATTAACTTTGTAATTAAATTAGGATTAACTAGATCGTATTCTGAGCCGCTTACTATTAAATCTTGATGATAGCTTAAGACTGTCGGGTAGTCTGGAAAAAGAATATGAGATCTTGCTTTGTTTTCATTTGTTACTGGGTTATCGTAAGGTAAAAAAGATCTTATGTCACTAAGCCATGAACTGTTTCCCGAGTCTTCGTTTGTAATCTTGGAATGAAGAGAGTTTCCTGACGTATCTAGAACATATTCGTTTACAGTAAACGACCCTGTTGGCTCGTTAAATCTAAAATTAAGTTTTAAAAAATCATTTTTATAAATAGTTTCTTTATAATCAGATTTGATTCTTTGACTATTTCTAGGGTGATGATACAATCTTACATCCTTTATTGATCCTGAGAAGTTTACAGTGTTTTCAAAGTCGTGTCGTGCTTCTCGATAGTAACCAGATTTAAATAGAAAAAGATTTTTATTTAAATTCATGTCCCCGATGTTTACAATTGCTCTACTTGACTGCTCTTTAGCATTGATAAATGACTTGATTTCATTTTCTGATTTGTCAACCACAAAAGAAATGTGATTAAACTCTCCTTTTGAAAACGAGTCTGTATTTATTGAAACATCGACGCTAGATCCTGACATTAATCTAAATGAAGCGCTACAGTGTGTATCTGTAGAAAGTGATTTATTTATTTTAGCTTCGATTAGTGTGTTACTACCTGACATATAAAATAATTGCATATCGTCAGAGTGAGCTTCGTCAGGAACAGCGACAAACATTTCTACAGTAAAAGAGTCTTCTCCAGGATTTAAAACTCTGTTTCCCGTCTTGTTGGAAGAAAACTCTGGAAAATTATTTCCTGCGATATTGACAACTTCAATATAGTTGCTTCCTGTTACAGTTAGATATCCTGTATGCTTGTCGATTTTATTAAGAATATATTTTTCGTAACCTGTTAGCTTGTCTTCAAAATCTTCTATTTCGCTTAGCTTTCCGTCAAAAGGAAACTTATTGATAAACTTATTAAAAGCAACAGTTATTTTTGATACTGCAGAGTTAAAAAAAGTATGATTTTCAAACTTAGAAAAGTCAACAGAGAGCTGTTGAGTTGACTTCATTGCTGAACCGTACGGGTCATACTTAAAGCTATCCTCAGATCTAATATTGGTATCGTATATATTCCTAATTGAACCTGTTGTAAAGGTTTTATTTGAAATGCCCCTTTCCTTACTTCTAAATAGAACGGGCCTACCAAACCTGTTAACTCTTGTATTTGACATTAAACCACCCTAAAAATTGATGCTGTATTCGAAAAGACTCTATCTTGACCTATTTCACTTAAAAGAAATGATATTTTATAAACCCTTTTAGGCGGAAGAGAGCTCATATCTAAATCAAAATACATTCCATCAGAGTCTACTGACAACACTGTTGAATTATCATTTTTTTGAAAAGGTATTATTGATTTACCAGTATCAACATCAATTATTGAATACTTCATATTATAGTATATTTCGCTGTCTTTTTTAATTGGTCTTTTAACATAGGGTATTACTTTATCAACATCATCTACAAAAACTCTAAATCTGGCCAAAGAGTCTCGATAATAGCTCTTTCTTAAATTTGTTATACTGATTATGAGACGGCTTGTAGAATTAGAAAAAGAAGAAACATTACTTGTGTTAATTTTAAAAGAACCTGAATGATACGGTATGTTTTCAGAAAAATCAGTCCAGACTGTTGTAAAGACAATACTTCCGCTGGAATTAACATGTTCTACCAGGTTATCATCAAAGCTGTCTACTAGGAAACTTGCCGAATAGATACCTGTCTTTGATATGTCTCCAATCTTATGAGAAGAACCCGTGACATATTTTTCATAAGATCCAGTAAAAATCTTTAAAAGGATACAATCGTCACCCGAGACTTCTTCAAAGGTCCCCGGAGAAGAAGTAGATCCACTTAATATGTTTTTATAAGACCCGTTTACAATGTTGTTTAAAAAAAGTGATCCAGATATGTTAAAATTCATGGATTTGTGATAGTCGTGTATAGAATCATTGTATTTTATAATTAACTGAGGCCTCATTGTTGGATCTTTGGCGTTTCTGGAAGAAAATCTTTTTACAAAATAAGTTTTTTCATTTTGCTCAATTGCAGGAGAAAAAGAAACCCTGAATCCGTAATCAGGAATATCTCCTTTAATTGTCCCTGATATTATTTGTGTTACGTCTATTTCGAGATCTTCTTTTCCTGTCTCAAAGTTTTGTTCTCCGTAGGTGTTAACAGCACCTTCTCCAAAATCTGCTGTGGAAACAACATCAATAAGCTCGTCTCCTGACTGCCCGAGAGCATTTGCGCCTGCTGTATTCCACAAATTTATCTGACCGTCCTTAAAAGAAGCAGTTAAAAAATTGCTGGATCCTAAGTCTGTGTATCTTACAACGTCTCTTCCAATGCCTTCGTCAAAGGATTGTGATAAAGGGTAAACATGTATATCATAATTGCTAGGTGTTGTTTGTCCTCCGTATATGTCTTGCATTTTTAAAACAGCCTTAAAGCTTGGATTACCAACACTGCAAATATTATTATGAATATTTCTAACCGGGTCGAGGTCAAATTTTATTAAAAGTCTTGAAAGCTCAACAAGATCCCCGTCATTAACTGGGTTTTCATTATACAGTTTGTATAAATCAAGAGTACCTGCAGAGCCTACGTTTGAATCAGTAACCCTAAAGTTGTTTACGTACTTGTTTGTTATATAGTTATCACTACTTGCTGTTATTATTTTATACATACTTACCTTGCCATTCCTACAATGTCAGTTCCGGGATACTTTAGCTGGAATATTCCGCCTTCAGGAGGATAAACTATTTCATTAAACGTATTGTTTTCTATTGAATAGGAAAAGCTGCTATATGTGTTTTCATTGGCTTTTCCAGTCATGTTTGATATTTTTACTTCATTGATTGAGGTTACACCGCTAGTTCCTAAAATAATTCTGGATATATCAGATTTTACAATTGGTGTCCCGATTTGAAAACCTTCTATTTTCATAAATGAAGATATCTTATTATTGATAGTTTTTATAACTGAATTTTTATTATAAAGAGGATCAACTGCAACATCGTAAGATATTTTTATATTTACAACGGGAGAATCAAATATGTCTATTGAGTCGCTTACAAGTCTAAATCTGTTAAGAAAGTTTTTAATATTGTTTTTCATTGTATCTGTGGCTGGAATAAGATTAAGCTGGCTGTCTCGCGTAAGAATAAACAAGGATGAAGAAAACGGATTATCAAGATTTGATATTGCTGCTGCTCTAAAGACTCTTCCTAAGTTTGAAGGCATAGTATATATCCTTGCAACAAGATCTTCTTTTGAAACTATTCTTGATTGCATGCTTCTAGAGTTTATTCCTACAAATCTTAATTCTTCAAGTGTCGGTTGATTCTCTCCTCCAAACGCTGCTGCAGGATTGTCAACCTGGATTGAATTTCTAATTTCTGTTCTAACAGAAACAGGAGTTGACTGATTGAAATCCAGCGAAAACAAAGATATAGAGTTGACAGTGTTTTTTCTGGCATTGTGAGAAATGCCACCGCCAACCCTGTACTTTATTGTAAGCGTTGTACCAGTAGGGGAAATTCCAAGTGTATCTGTTTTTAAAAGGTTGTTTGTATCAATACTAAAGTTTGTAAAATTTCTTTTTCCATAGAGGTTTATAGCTATTTCAGAGGGATCTGGCATTAGGTCATTTTCAAAATTATTTTCATTTCCTGAACCGAAAACAAGCGACGTCACTCCTGAGTTTACATCTCTATTTACAATAAATCTCCTTGCTGCGGGTTTTAGCTCAAGTATATCATTAGCTGAGTTTTTATCATATTTGTAGTTAGGAAATGTAGTAAAAACAACATCTTGCGTTAAATTATCAACCTGATAATAAACATTATCATTTTTATCAATAACCGATATTATCTCATTGACATCGATATTTGATAGCTTAATACTTCTAAACGGAACAAAAGTGTCATTTATTTCTATTTTTTCTTCAACAGTCTTTCCTGAAGTGAACAAAGCAGACCTTTCAACAATAAAGCTACCCGGATTATTATTTGCGTCAATATCATTAGGATTAATCCTATATGAAAAAAGGTATTTATCGTTTTCGTCTTTTTTATTAAAGTCAAGATCTTCTAATAATTCGAAAGTTGTTCCTGACGTTGAACCTAATACAGCCCCAGATCTTAGAACTGGAAGATAATCTCTATTAGGTTCTGGATTCCTATTATCGTCATACAGCGCAGGAACTATAATAGAAACAATTGCCTCAACTGTGGCGGGTGACGGGCCTCTAATTTCAACACCAAGGGATCTTAGATGCTTTTGAATGTTTCTAATATCTGTAGCTGTTTCTAGATCAAGCTCGTTAAACTGATAATCTAAATAATATGACATATTGTCACCTACATACGCTGCCATATCAACAAACATTCCTGCAAGGCCAGATTCAGAGAAATCAGAAATTTTATCAGCATAATAGTTTTCAATATAATCTTGAATATTGCCTCTTAATCCTGAAAAGTCTTTCGATAAATAAGTTTTAATGTTTTCGTTTTTTGCCATTTTACACCAAATATAATGTTACTTCAATTTTTTGATTTAATAAGCTTAGAAGGGGAATGTTATATATTACGGTAACTTTAATATTTTTAACTTCTAAATTACTATCGTTAGCGTATTCAGAGTCAAATGACTCCAGGTCTATCATCGGCATGTACTTTTTAGTTGATAGTGATATATTTTCCATTACCTTTTGTTCAAAATCATCGTAGTTTGATATTTCTGTTACAAGTCGTCTAAGATCACACCCGTAGTCATACCTTCCTAGCCTTTCGCCCTTGTTGGTAAGTATTAAATTTCTAAAATTATCCTTTATTTGATCACCAGCATTATAAGAAGTCTTTATTATGCCGTCATCTCCCTCGTTTATTGTTAAAGGAGTAATAATTCCCGCTGGTTTTCTTTTTATTTCCCTGGAGAATATCTTTGAGTCAGACTTTATACCCGAGTTTTTAAAAGATATCATTTTATCTCCTTTTTAAGAATAATTATATCGATTTAATAAAATCTAAAAAATAATTTATATAATTGATTGCCAAGGAAAAGGCGGACCAGGAACAGGCGAAGGAAAGCCTGGAACCAAACCATTGTAATTGCCGCTTATAGAATATAAATGAGCCTGAAAAGCTCCTGACAGGCTTGTGGCAAATACAACTCCTCCGGGACCAGGTATATTTGGACCGGTAAAAACGTTATAAAAAAGTGAACTTATATAGTTTGTCTCTCCTCCAAAAACAACGCTGACTCCTGTCAAAGGACCGGCAGCTGGATTTGGACCTACGTATCCAAGAGGGGGTGGTGTAGGGCTCCAGGATGATTTTTTCCAGAAATCAATTAGCTGATTTGAAAAACTATTGAACATTTCTTTTTCAATTTTATTTTCATCTTTAATTTTTTTAAAAAGGGCATTCATTTCATCTCGCAAAGAAGAGGAATCTCCTAGCTTTAATATAAAAGAGCCCGGTATCATTGGAATTGTTGCTGCCTGGACAGCCACAAGATAAGCGTCAATAATAAAACTAGCTGTACTAGACTCAGATTTTGGAACTTTCAGATCTAAAAAAGCGCCTGTTGTTGCTATAAAGGCTGGCCAAAGTGCAGGCATATTATTCCTCCATTGACTCTATTTTTGACAATATGGTTTGTATATTTGCAACATTTGTTGCAGGTCCTGTTGGTCCTACCCCTGTTGCAAAAGTAGCTTCTCCTGAAGTTAGTTTCTTAACTTCTCCTATTAGATCTTTAACAAGGGTAAAAAACGAAGCCATATTAACATTCCAACCAGATGTACTAAGGTCAATTGAAGGAGAATCAAGTGATATACTGCTATCTGCTATTGCATTGAAATTACTACAAAAAGATTGAAATAAAACAGATCTAGAAGTTATACTGTCAACAGCTTGCGTTCTAACGTTGTCTGCCTTTAAAAAAGCAACAGACATTTCATTAAATCTATATGATTCTTCGTCAGGAATATTGCTATTTAAAAACTGTGGATTTTCAGACATTATAAAAATTGTTTTGTCGTTTAAAATATCTAGTCTTCCCTCTGCGTTATTTTCATCACCATTTCTTGACAACACTGAGGCTTTATTGTTTTCAATTGTTCCCACCTCTGTTTCTATAGAACCCGCTGCTGTCTCTTCTGTCTTCCCTCTGCCTGCTGTAAGAATTATTGTGCCCGTTTCTTCTTTGAATCCCGAAGTTAGCAATATGTGATTGTTATTAGATCCTTGTATTAATAAGTCACTTGACTTTTTTGTAATTCTTTCTATGTTTTCGAAGACATGAGGTGTGTTGCCAACAGTATTTGTAATTGCCAGTCGATAGCTGTCAAGACCTGGACCGTCTACATCGTAGTAGTTTGAATTTTCATTATCAGATTTTTCTTTAGCTATTTGCAAGTTTTCATAAATATTATAAGATGACCTAACGTTATGAGTAAAGTTAGCATCTTCAATAAAAAAGTCTGTAGATCTTCTTGTCATCCAGTAGCCAATATTATTGCTTCCATAGCCGTCAGGAAAAAAAGCCCAAACATGCTCCCCAGGCTTTACAGGAAGAGACATGTGAGAAGAAAAAAACGGGTAAAGTATCATAAACTTTTCCGGATTGTTAATCCTGACGATGACAGAATTTAAAGGACACCTTAACAAATACTGACTATTGAATATTCTATTGTCACCTGTGTTTTCTTTAAATTTTGATAAAATAGATTTTATGACATCTTCGTTTTTGCTTGGCAATGTTTCAATAACAACACAAGATAATATTTCGCTTTTCCCAAATAACATTAGTTACTCATTTGATTAAAAATAGCATCTACATTTAAAGGTTTATCTTCTTCTTTTGCAATAAGCTCAGCTAGCCTAAGAATCTGGTCATTTGACTTGTTCATTCTTTCAAGGTATTTTGCCATTAGGGGGCCAAAATTTAAATGATTCGTAGAGTTTCCTTGCGACTCTAAAAAAAGCTCAACAAAAAGCATTCTTGCCTGTTCTCTATCATCAAGAGCGTTTTCGTATATTTCTTTCCAAAGAAGCTTCTTTTTTTCTTCTGTTGTCTCTAGTTCGTCTAAAATGTCAGCAAAGTTTTTAATTTTATCTTCACCTTTTTTATTTTTATCAAGCTCATTTTCAATCGACATAAAATCCTCTATCTAAATATTAAATTGTATTTATCATTTTTAACTATCTCCCTATAGTGCTTTCTTATATTAGACATAGATATTGAAAGCTGCTTGGGATTTAATCCTGATATTTCTCTTAAATATACAAAGACTGCTCTTTTATTTAAAAGATCTAACTGATCTACTTTTGAAAAAACTTCAATGATTGCCTTCATGCATAATATTTCATTTTCTGAAGAAAGTCTTTTAAGTATCTTTTGAAATATTTCTTGTAAATCATCTTTTGTTTCTTTGATCATCATTTCTTTTTCAGGTGAGTTTACTTTTGAATAGTTTTCTATTGATACTTTATCTTTCATAGAGAGAGTTGCAAAACTATCAAGAGAAACGTTAGCTCTTTTTCTTTTTAAATCTTTTTTTGAATTTGCAATTAGCCAGTTTTTTGCAACAACATTAAAGTAAGAAAAAGCTTTTGAACCTTTGTCTGGATTAAACTTGTGAATAGTTTGAAACAAAAAAGAAACACAGTCGTTTTTAAGTATTTCGTAAGGAAGTGTATCACTGTGGAAACTATGTATAAAAATTAAGTTTTCAGCAAGCTTTTCAAAAGATCTTTTGATGACATCATTATATAGATCTTCTCTTCTTTTTCTACATTCAGACTTTGCAAATTCAACAATTGCGTCTTCTGTATCTTGATTAAAATATAGTTTTGACTTATTTACTTTTTTGGTTTTTTTAACTCCTGCCATCTTCTTCTCCCGTCTCTTCCTCTTCTGGTTCAGCGTTTCCTACTGACACGGCAATATCATAAAGTGCAACCTGACACTCATATATATCGCTAACTACCTGTCTTACTTCAACAGAATCAAAAAACACAGGCCTGTCAAGAATTGATGACATTTTTTTATATTTTTCTTGAATTATTATTAGGGCGTCATCAATTCTATCTTCTGTTTCTAGAGTTTTTACCCCTAGATCATAAAGCTTTTTGGCCAAAAAAACTATTAAAACAAACTCTATAAAAGAAATTACTATCCAAATGTTCATTTTATAATCTCGTTCATTTTTCTATTAAAAGACTTTTGTGAAAACTTGTTTCTAATTGAAACTGATTGTTTTATTGATGATTTTTTAATCTTGTGGTAGTTTTCAATAAAATAGTCTAGCTTTTCTTTAAAGTCTTCAATGTCTGGGTCAGCCCAAAAAGTATCTTTTACAAACATTCTATTATCAACCTTGCTTTCAGGTATTGTTACAAGCCTATAATTAATTTTTGTAAAAGATTTTAAAAAGTCTAGATGTCCTGACCAGTTGGTAGCCATTACAGGTAAACCTAATGATGCAGCTTCTAATAAAGGCAAGCCATATCCTTCACCTCTCGTTAAAGATATTAGACCTTTGATTTTTGGGTTTGTATAAAGAGAATTCATTTCTTCTGGTGAAAGCATACCATGAATCATGTGAACCTTAGGATAAGCAGTCTTCCTAGACTCATTGATAATCTTAGTTAAAAGATTTTTTGTTAGTTTTCTATCAGCAGTGTTTGATCTTCCGACATTTGTTTTAATGACAAGACCAACGTCTTTGTTTCCGTCAAATTTTTTACAAAATTCTTGAATTGTTTTAACTATATTTTTTCTATCTTTGGTTGTATCTGCGTCTGTTAATTGACTCACTATTAGAAAATTAAAGTTAGATTTTAAATTTAAATCTACTTTTTTGCCTTCTTTTAAAACAAGCGGATTAACAGGTTCATTAACAATATTGTATGGCTTTTTAATTGAACCGTTTTCAAGAACAGAATGCATGGCGTGCTTACTAGGGGCAATCACCCTATCCATTTTTTCGCAAGCTTCATGCCAGCTTTTACTGCATTTATTTGTCTCAATAAATGCTGATACGCCTACGTTGTACGATGCCAAACTATTATCCCATTCATCGGGCAGCTGTATTTGTATACTAATGTCAAATCTTTCTTTTTGAGGGTCAAAGTTTGTTTTTGACATAATTCTTCCTATTAGCCCATCCTCGTAGTCTGGATTTACATACCATGTCGTATTTCCCCAGTTTAAGCACTGGACTTTTAAGTCAATGTCGTCTCTTGTTTCAAGCCATCTAAAAAACTGTCTTGCATGCTCTCCGTATCCGCTTGATGTTAACAAAGGGCCTCTTAGTAAAACTTTTTTCATATCTCAAAAACCTCCCACATTTTGTAGCTTTCTTTCCATTCTTTAATTGTCCTGTCAAAAGTTTCATCCCACATGTCAACTGTATCGCTAAGATTAAAGCAATCGTGAGCATATTTTTCTACTTTTTCCGATAGTTTTTTATAATCTTCATATTTTTCTGTTTTTAGCTCAAATATTTTAAAAATTGATTCAGCCACTGTATCGCAAGAGACATAATCTTCATAAATATAAGGTATTGCCTGGGAACCGACGAGAGTTTGAATTTCTACAGGCATCGCAACCCCGTTTTCTGTTCCATCACGATGATCAATTACCTGTCTTGTTAAACCTCCAGTGCAAATAGATACAATTGGAGTACCTGTTTGCATTGCCTCAAGAGTCGACAATCCAAACCCTTCAGCAAAGCTAATTGAAAGACAAATATCTGATATGTTATAAAGAGAATTCATTTGAGAAAAATCAACTCTGTCTGTTGAAAATAAAACATTGCTATTTATTTCGAGTAAACTAACAACTTCTAAAAGATTTGGACCTTCTTGATCCATTGGATCAGTATGCATAATAAGAATACTGTTTCTATTTCCTGTCTTTTCTTCTTCTTTTTCAAGAAATTTTTTCCAAGAAACTAAAACATCTGATGGTCTTTTTCTTTTTGCGTTTCTATTAGACCAAATTGCCACAAAAGCGTCAGCGTTTTCTTTTCCAAGAATCTTTTCTTTAATTTCAACGACTGTTTTTTTATCAATTCTATTAAATATTGATTTAGGGACAGCATGAGGAATAAAATTAGTCTTTTCCGGGTGGTGCTCTTTTAGCTGTGTATACGTATGATGAGAATGACAATTAATTAAATCAGTAGCTTTATAAAAATCATCATTAAAATAAGGATATGGTTTATTATCCCAGACGTGCCACCAAGCAATTGGGCAAATCTGGTGTACTTCGTCTTCCATTTCAAAAAGCCAAAAGAAAAACCTTGGATCTGTAAATATAAACAAGCCGTCGGGTCTTTCTGAAGCTAGAGCAACCCTAAGCATGTCTTTATTTCCAAATCCATCGATAGGTTTGATTATAAAATCTTCGTTAACAGAAATAGTTCTGTAGTCATTATGTTTTAAAGCTGCTCCAAACTGTCTAATTGTCCATCTATTTTTAGCAACAAGACCATTAAAAAGGTGTCTGCTTTGTGTTCCGACACCTGACGTTGATAATGCATGATCTGAGAGAGCTATGATTTTGTTTTTTTTCATATAAACTCCTTTATGTGTTGTATTATATGAATTTTTAATAAAAATGTTTATAGTTTATTAAGTACAGTGCTCTGTTCCAGAAAAAGGACAAAACTTACAAGACAGCCTATTTTTCATAAAAAACTGTCTTCTAACTCCACCTATCATGTTTTTTACCATCTTATTAGCCTTTTCTATGCTTTTAGGACCGCCAGACACCTCTACTATTTTACATATCTTTCCTGGCTTTGACCCTCTTTTTAATAGAACAAAGTTACAGGCTATGTCTTTCAGAGGTATGTTATTCTTTTGAGCCCAGTAATGCTTATACAGGACAAGTTGAGCTGTCGTTTTAATGTCTTGTTTTTTATCTCTTGACCAACCTCTAGGAGAAGCTGTTTTCCAGTCAATAATAACGTATTTTGTCTTATTTCCTTTCGGGTACT